GTCGTAGTTTTCGGAGATTGATCTGTGAGCACACTTAAAGTCGGAACTATTCAAGATACGTCGGGCAATAACAGCTCGACACCGAACGAAGTTGCCAACGGCAGGGCAAAAGCGTGGATAAACTTCAACGGCACTGGAACGGTTGCTATCAGAGGCAGCTTTAACGTCGCTTCAATTACAGATCACGCGACTGGCGACTATACAATAAACTTCACTAACTCGTTAAGTAATGCGAATTTCGTTGTTGCAGGAACTTCTGCATATGATTTTAATCATGAACCAAGAATTATCGGTCCTACCGGATATACGGCCTCTAGTGTTAGAATTGAAACTGGGTATTCTGCATTTTATAATCAGGATGAGAATTTAAATAATGTAGTTATTTTCGGAGATTAATTCATGAGCACCCTTAAAGTCAACGAGATCACAGACACCAGCGGCGTTGTCCGGCGCAGTTTTCAGTCTTACGCAATCATCTGCGATCAAAAATCACAAGGGACTAGCGGTGGAACTTTTACTAGCGGGGCCTGGAGAACTCGTGATCTAAATACAGAAATTTCAGATACTGATGGCATCGTTTCTATATCTAGCAATCAATTTACTTTGGCAGCTGGAAATTATTTAATTAAGGCAAGCGCACCCGCTCGAAACGTACAGAAGCATCAGCCACGTTTGTATAGCGTAACGGATTCAGCTTCAGTGCAAGTTGGTCAAACAGGGCACACAGGTTCAAACAACAACTTTTATGTCAGTGTTTTTGCTCGTGTTTCTCCAACTGGGAGCCATACTTATGAAATTCAGCACCGTTGTTCGTCTAGCAATAACGGCACTGGGTTTGGAGAAAACGCTAATCTCGATGTTGAAAAATATACCGTAGTTGAAATCTACAAGGAGGCTTGATTGATCATGGACATTAACGCTGCTATCAATCAACTTGGATTAAATGCCAATACCTACAAACTTACCCAGTCCGTCCCACCACATACCATCACTGAGTGGAGCGGGCCTGATGCTCAGCCAACAGATGCTGAATTGCAAACTGCATATGACGCAGCAATGGCAGTTCAAGCTTTGAATGATCTACGCACCAAACGAAATCAGCTACTTGCCGAGACCGATTATCTTGCATTGTCTGACGCTACTCTTAGTGCAGACATGCAGACTTATCGTCAGGCGTTACGGGATCTTCCCGCTAACACCAGCGATCCTGCAAACCCTACCTGGCCTACTAAACCATAAATAATCAAAAAAGTAGATAATGGCAGCTCTTAATTTTCCAGCAAATCCTAGTAATAATGCTACTTATACCGCTAACGGATTAACGTATAGGTATGATTCTACGGATGGTGTGTGGAATCTTGATGGATCACAGGCAGTTTCATTTGCAAGACAAACATCTGGATTATCTACAACCACCTCTGTTGGTATCAACACTGATGATGTTGATAGAAAAACCCTAGTTGGTCTTGGTAATTCATTTAATGGACTATATGTTAGTAATGGTGTGTATCTCACCGACAGAGTATTGACTGGTAATCACTACATATCAACAGAGTTTAATGGTTTTGCTCCAGGACCGATTACTTTAAATGGTGTGATGACTGTTGATGGTGCCTTTGTAATTCTCTGACTACTTCCATAAATAACAACATATAACATACAGATATGAAATACGATATTCCAGCAGCATTACAAAAACTTACACCAGGAGCAGAATGGGTTGTTCGTGGTGATGAGTATTCTGGATTAGAGTGGCTTGTAGGAAACGGTCACGATAAACCAACCGAAGCAGCAATAACTGAAAAGATTGCTGAACTTGATGGTGCAGAAGCAATGAGACTTCTACGTGAAGAAAGAGATTGTAGAATTGCAAAGTCTGATTGGAAAGTTGTTATGGCAAAAGAGACTGGATCTAATCTTTCTAGCGCCTTTAAAACCTATCGTCAGGCACTGAGAGATCTTCCTGCATCTGCAACCCCAACTCTTGACTCTGGTTATGAGTTGGACATGACTTCTGTAACCTGGCCAACTGAACCTTCTTGATATGACATCTGAACTTAGAGTAGATAGAATAATTCCAACGACTGGTGTTCCCACTGGTGGTGGGGGTGGTATTATACAGGTAAAACAATCATTGTATACTGGTTATGATACTTATAGTAATACTTCATTTACTGCACTTAGTGGATTTACAGTTACTATTACACCAACTCGGGCAGATAGTAAAATGTTAATCATTTTAAATTTACTTATTGAAGCGAGATCTAATGTTATGATTGGTATGCAATTAACCAGAGGGGGATCAACAATATTTGCAAATCCAGCTGGATACAGAGATACAAATGCATCTTCTGGTGGGTATTGTAGTATGACATATCTAGATTCTCCAGCAACCACCAACGCGGTTACTTATGGTGTAGAGACTGCTGCTAATGCCGCGACTAATTATACAATTAATAATTATTTTGGTTCTGGTCCCGGAAATTCATTTCTTACTGTAATGGAGGTATCAGGATAATGTCAGAATTAAGAACAAATAAAATCTATCCAAGAGACGGACTGCCTGCTGGTTCCAATGGTGGTATCATTCAGGTAAAATTGGATTCTTCTGGAACTGGAACTGGTGGTGGAGGTAGTGTTGGATATGTTTCTCTTACTAGCACATCTTTTGTTGATATTGGTTTAGAAATTACTATAACTCCCACCAGTGCATCTAACAAGATGTATATGTTATTTAATTTAAATGCTAATAATGCTGATAGTAGTACTAGTGGTGATAGACTAAAGGTTAGGATTGTTAGAAATGGATCATCAATCTGGTCGATTGATGAAGGACTGGCTGATTATGGAAGTTCTAATATTCATGTACAAGGTATTAGTGGAGCATATTTAGATAGTCCTGCCACAACATCTGCGATTACATATAAAGTTCAAGCAGCAACATCGGGTAATAACTGTTCCGTCAATAATAATGGAATATCTGATTTTACTGTAATGGAAATCTCTGGATAATATCACAATAAATACTGAAAAATACTCTTATTATGAAACAATTTATTCAGGACATTCGCGTCCTTGATGTTGAGCAGTTAAAAATTGTCAACGAGTATATTGATACTTTAACTTTCAAAGAAAATACTATTTTTGATGCCGACGGAAGTGAAAGGCAAGATACTAGTGTTCGTTCAAGCACAGGAACCGTCATGGAGGATGATACTTTTGCGACACAGATACTTCATCAGAAAATGAATGATGCGTTATTAGAATATAGAAATAGACTTTTTAATTCTGATATTGCTCTTGATGGTTATCCAATCCCTGGTGCTAGAGAAACCAGTTCTCATAGAGAGGGTATTCAAATTTTAGAATATACGAAAGAGCAAAAATATAATTACCACTTTGATGCCTGCACAGATCCAAAAAGTGATTTTTATCACCGTCAAGTATCTGTTGTATTGTATCTGGAGGATGATTTTGAAGGTGGGGCAACTAAATTTAAAATACTTCCTGAGTGTGATTTCAGACCAGCAGCAGGTAGAGCATTATTTTTTCCATCAAATTGGTGTTTCCCACACTGTTCAACTCCAGTAGAGACTGGAAAGAAAAGAGTAGCAGTTACTTGGTATTACTGTAAAGACCATTTAGTCTGATAAATACTCAAAAAAGCGTGAGTAATGGCACATAATAGAGAACTATCCCAATTTGCAAACGCTGTAGGATACAACGGCGGTAATATTGGTATCGGGACTGATAATCCAGATAGTAACGCTCAAGCAACAATTTACAAAACTGGTGGAAATACACCTCTTTATTTAAAAACTGATAATGCAAATTCATACCTTTACTTTCAAGACAGTGGTACTTCCACATTCAAGTGTGCCGTTGGTTCTTCAAGTAATACACTTAAGTTTGTCACTGATGGATCAGAAAGACTTCGCATCACAGGAGATGGACCACACTTATTATTAGGTGGTACTGCAGATGTAAATGAAATAACAGAAAGTGCCTCTAATACAGGAATGGTTATTGGTAGCACCTCTGTAGGTAATGGTGGAATTGCAATTATAAACAGTACATCTGGAACAGGAAGAATATATTTTGGCGATGCTACT